ACCAGTCTAAGTATGTTTATGTAGAACTCGCAGAAGAAGTGGAAGCTGGCGCATCTAACCCAGCGCTGGTCCCATTCGGATTCTATGGTCCTCCAAAGTATCCCAATGTTATAGTGACCGGCTCAACGGCGGGCGGCGTTGATAAACAAACACCGAAGCAAATAATTATGGGGGCGCTTTGTACAGCTCCCGGCGACACGGTTCATGGTGGTGCTGGTTTCACGACTGTAAGAGGTATGTCAGGTGGTGTTGGTCCAGACGGCCGTATGAGAGCTACTTTCGAATTCCCAACGGCTCCGCTGGTAGCTGCTGACACAGATACGGGCTTAACTAACAGAAGTGATGTGATTTTCGGTATGCGTTCCGGTAGAACATCTACATCCACCGGAAAGCCAGCTACTGGTCTCGGTGACGTTCACAGAATGTTGTTTGCTAGTATCGCTGATGATCCTAGCACATTAGGAAAAGCAAATCGCTCTGGTTTCCGTACAGCCAACGTCGCAGCAACTAAAGCGGACGCAATAACACTTGCTACCGGCGATACCACTGGTGACACTATAACTATTACCCTTCCTGTTGGTTTTAATACTGTTAGTGCTACTGCCACTAAAAACATTGTTATTACAATCAAAAACTCGGGAGGTATGTCCGGAACCCCAGCCGAAAATAACATATTCATCAACGATGGCGCTGATCTTGACGCCACGGCTGACAACATCATACTGGCTATTAACGGAACGGCAGACGAACTCAAGGTAAAGTACGGCACTAATTCGGGTGATTCAACAAATGGTATTGCCAATCTAACCGCTACTGAAGGCTCCACAAGTAAAAAAATTACACTAACTGCCTTAGCATCCTTGGGTGCGTTAGGAGATGGGGTCGCTCTCGGCAATGCGCTGACAGCTGGAAGCACTTTGACACCTTTAGCCGGCGGCGCTTCCATTGGCGATGCAATTGGGGCTACCGGAAATGGGGCGTTCAACCAGATAGTTGACGGCTTCGGATACATCTTCACCTTGGACGATGTGGTTTCCGGAAGTACATCGTTTACTTACACCTCTGGCTCAAGATTGGCTGGAACAAGCTACACAGTCCAAACTGGCAGAAACTACAGAAGTATGCTCGACCTTGGCTATGATAGCTTCACGGCACCATTCTTCGGAGGATTTGACGGATTTGACATTACCAAACCAGATCCGTTAGCAAACTCCCAAATTGGGAGCGATAGCTCAGCGACTAGTTACGAATACCATACGTATCGTCAAGCGCTTGAGACAATAGCCGACCCTGAATTGTTAGATTTCAATGTTCTCGCTGTACCGGGACTCACCAAGGAATCTTTAACCAACTATCAGATGGAGCTTTGTCAAGAAAGACGAGATGCGCTGGCTATCATTGATTTACCGGATGTGTATACTCCATTTGCAGAAAATGTGTTGGCTACACCTCTTAAGACAAATGAGAGAGCAAATAGAAATGTTGCGGGTATCGTGTCTGCCCTCAGAGCAAGAAGAATTGACAACTCATACGCTTGTACATTCTTCCCGTGGGTTCAAACGAGAGATAGAACCGGCCAAACTCTTTGGGTACCGCCATCTGTCGCTATGATGGGTGTGTTGGGTTCTTCAGAATCTAAGTCTGATGTTTGGTTCGCTCCAGCCGGCTTTAACCGCGGCGGTCTTTCTGACGGCGCTGCTGGGATTCCAATTACTAATGTGTCCTCGCGACTCTCTTCGAAAGAAAGAGATCAGCTTTACGAAGCACACATTAACCCAATTGCCTCATTCCCCTCCAGTGGAATCGTGGTATTCGGTCAGAAAACTCTTCAAATGAGACCTTCGGCTCTCGATAGAATTAACGTTCGACGACTGGTAATTTTCTTGAAGAAGCAAATTTCCATTCTTTCAACTCAAGTTCTTTTCGAGCAAAACGTACAGGCTACATGGAATAGATTTAAGGGCCTCATCGAACCATTCTTGGCTAACGTCAAGACTAGATATGGTATTACTGAATATAGACTTATTCTCGATGAGACCACAACTACTCCTGACCTCATTGATCAGAACATTTTATATGCGAAAATCATGGTCAAGCCTGCTCGCGCGATTGAGTTTATTGCAATTGACTTCATTATTGCTAATACTGGTGCGTCATTTGACGACTAAAAACACTAACTATACTAGTTAACTTAAAGGGAGAAAACAACTAATGCCGTTTTGGTCAACCAACTTTGGAAACACTGAAGAACTTCTTAGTGATCCAAAAAGAAATTTTAGATTTCATATCGATATTCAAGGAATTCAAACCGCTCAAGGTGGAGCTATGCTGTGGTATGCAAAGGAAGTTAATAAGCCTACGTTTACTGTTGGAGAGGCCACTCATGAGTACTTAAATCATACTTATTATTACCCTGGTAAAGTTACATGGAATGATATCACAATTAAGATGGTCGACCCCGGCAAGGATCCGGATGTTGCCGCTACCCTTGCAGGTATCTGCCAAGGTGCTGGCTATCAACTTCCAAGAACTCCCGATACCAATAACCTTTCCAGTCTCTCAAAGCAAAAAGCAGTCGGAGCCCTTGGCACTGTGACAATTACTCAAGTTGATTCTGATGGTAACCCTCTCGAAGAGTGGAAGCTGTGGAATGCGTTTGTGACTGAAGCGGACTTTGGTGGCACTATCGCATATGGTAACGAAGATTTGACTGAATATACCCTTAAGATGAGGTATGATTGGGCTGAACTCAACACCGATAGTAATGGTAGTGCAATTGTTAAGCCTGATAGCAAATTCTTCGATATTTCAAGCGAATAAGCTACAATAATCAAACGACATATATTATAATTAACTAGAGGTGTAAATTGTCTAGAAATAAAGATCGGCTTGGCACTGGAAACGTAACTCCAGAATCGTCAAGTCAACCGGTCGCCGCAATGGATTCGAACATATTTTCTTTTGTGGTGCCAACGGAGTTTGTTAAACTTCCGTCAGAGGGGAAGCATTACCCAGTTGATCATCCTTTGTTTAATGAAACCACCATTGAAATTAAACAAATGACAGCAAAAGAAGAAGATATCTTAACTTCTGTAACTTTGATCGAAAACGGCGTTGCGCTGGAGAGGCTGTTAGAGAGTGTTATAGTCAACAAAGCTATAAATCCTAGTAGTTTGCTGGTTGGCGATAGAAACGCAATAATTATTGCCGCTAGAGTATCTGGTTATGGCAATATGTACAGAACGTCAATAACATGCCCTAATTGTATTACCGAGCAGAAGCACAGCTTTGATTTAAATAACGCTAAAATAACAACAGCTAGCGATATCGCCGCTGAATTACCTGATGTTATAAATATCTCAGATACTGGTGCCTATATTGTAACATTGCCAAAATCTCAATTGGTCATAGAAATGGCGTTACTGAATGGTATAGATGAGAGAAGTCTGACTGACAAGATTGTAGACTCTAATAATAAAGACTCTCAAAGGCTGATTACTACGCAGCTTACTCACATGATAAAATCAGTGAATGGTAACTCAACACAAGAGGCCATTGAATATGTTTCACAGAATCTGCCCTCTGGCGACTCTGCGTTCCTTAGAAAGATATATACAAAAATAGTTCCTAATGTAGAGCTTACACTTGGTTTCACGTGCCAGCACTGCGGTCACTCTGAGGAAATGGAGGTTCCGCTAGCAGCGGAGTTTTTTTGGCCTGACGCCTGAGTACATTGAGAATGTTTATGAACAATTTTTCTTCTTAAAACATTTTGGTGGGTGGTCTTTTGTAGAAGCATATAATTTACCAATTGGTCTTAGAGATTGGTTCGTTACAAAATTGATGGATCATCTAGAAATGGAACAAAATGCTAGAGAAAATTCGTCTTCCGGCAACACGAAGACACTCTCAGCGATGAACCAGCCGCGTCGACCTCCCGGTATGGGCAATAAGTAATATAAAAAATTTAGTTAAACTATTTAGTTTATAGGGCCTTATACACATGTCAGCAGAAGACGAATTATCAGACATTAAAAGCATATTGTCGCAGATCCGTGATCAAAACGCCGCGTCTGCCGGTGCCGGTGGCGTTAATGCGGCCGATGTAGAAACCTATACAAGACAGCTTAGTTTGGCCCGACAAGAATTAGAGATGCTTGAGCAAGGCACTGGCGCTTATAATAGAAAACAGAAAGAAGTCGAGTCTTTAACTAGACAAGCCAGAAATGCGATGAAAGATCAAAGAGACGAAATAGATCTTTTAACATTGTCTACTCAAGGCTTGGCTGGTGCTTTGTCATTAGTTACCAACGCCTTTGATAAAGTTATTGTAAAAGCCGGCGAAATGGTCGCTGCTGTCATGGCCGATGCAAAAGCGCTTGATAATTTAACTATTAACTTTCAAGCAGCTACCGGTGCCAGTGCTGAAATGGCTACAAATATGGGCTATCTTACTGATCGTCTAATATTATACGGCATTTCAAGCGAAAAGGCTGCCGGCGCCGTCACAGAATTATATAGCAATTTTACTAGCTTTAGCCGTCTTAATATGGAGCAACAAGCTGAGATAGCTAGAACGGTTTCTTTAATGGGTGAGCTTGGGGTTTCGTTTTCGGCGTCCTCACAGATATTAGAGTCAAGCACAAGAACTTTGGGTATGTCTCTTGGGGAGACCGAAAGCCTCATAATGGACATGCGTGCAACAGCCATGGCTCTTGAGGTTCCAATTGAAAACTTAACAAGAGATTTTGCATCTGCTGAAAACATGATTGCTGCTTTGGGCAAAAAAGGCCCAGATGCATTTAACAGATTATCAGCCGCTTCAAAAGCCACCGGTGTCGAAGTAGGCACTCTTTTGGGGTTAGTTGAGAAGTTCGATACGTTTGAGGGCGCCGCAACTGCTGTGCAGGGCTTAAATGCTGTTTTGGGTGGCAACTTTCTAGACTCAATCAGTATGGTTCAAGAGGTCGACCCCGCCCGCCGCTTTGAAATGATTCGTGACGCTATCTTTGAAGCTGGTCACTCAGTAGAATCACTAGCCAATTCTAATGATTATTATCTTAAGAAATCGCTAGCGGCCACATTAAATCTTGATGTTTCAACATTTATGAAAGCGCTGTCGGGTGACGTTGAAGAGTTGACCGGTGCTGTAGAAAACGCTAGTTATAGTTTTGATCAAATGAAAAAAGACGCATTTGGTCTAAAAGGGTTTGATGAAGTTGTTAACGGCATTATGGGCGCTTTCAAAAGGCCAGTTACCGAAATACAAAAGGCTAGCCGAGCGGTATTTGAAGGTTTAACGCCCACCATCGGACTATTTGAAAAGTATAATGCAAAATTAATTGATAGCACAAATGCTTTCGTAAAAAAGAACACCAAATTAGTCGGTGCTGTTGGTCTGTTATATAATTTGGGTAATATTGATGGTGTTCAAAAAGGTTATGAAATTTTTAAAGGAATAGCCGGGTTTACCGGAAACGTTTTAAGTAACATGTTTTCCCTTAAAGGTATTCTATTGATGATTGCGGGCGGATCTTTGTTTGCAATAAGAAAGGACCTAAGCTCTATTTATCAGACTTTTAAAACAGGTGGTTTCATGGCTGGGATGACCGCTCTTTTTGATGCACTAAAAGCCAAAGTTAAACAATTTCAAACTTATCTTGATAAAAGATTTGGAATCAATAGAGGATTTGTAGAAAGAGGCTTAAAAGCCATGGCGGCTTTAGCTATGGAAGGGTTTCATTATTTAAACTATCACTTTTTAGGACCAATGAAAGACTACATAGTGTTTGATTTATTGGACGATTTTAAATTTATGCTTACCGCCGCGCAGCCATATATCACTAAATTTGTTACATTTTTAACAAACTCTATCAAACAAGGCTTGTCGATGCTGTTTACTGGCACGGGCTTCCTGACTGCGGCAATGTTGGGTATCGACTTAAATCAAGTTGCTATTGACCCTGATGAAACGCCTGCGCAAAAAGCTGCAAGAATTAAAGCAACAAAAGCGGATAATCAACGTAAAAGAGCAGGCAATCTCCTATCGGCACAAGTAAAAAGAAAAGGCGCAGTGGCTGATTTCACCGGTACACGCGGAGCCGGCATTATTACTAGAGATGTTAACAAGGCGATGAAACAGGTGCAGCACAATATGAAGAAAATTGGCGATGCTAGCAGTAGAGCAGTTGATTCTGCCGCCAAGGTGGTAAACAAAGTGGGAGATGCAGTGGTTCCTGCAGTGGCCGAAGGTTTAGCTAGAGCTAATATAGAAGCAAAGGTCTATGTCGACGGAGAGCAACTACGCGGAACAGCCGCAAGAGCGTCTATGAGTGTTTTAGGGGATACAGGCCGACGCGCCGTATTAGAAGGTCAATGATAAGGAGATTTTTTTGCTATGTCTGAGAGTGATAGAAACGATGATACCAACTATTTTAGCGTAAACAAGTACGGACGAGACAAGGGCGTAAAAAACAACTCCCTTGTAGATTTGACCGACGCTTATGCAAATTATGGTAAATTTGTCATATCGTTCCAACACTTAGCCACAGGTAAAACAGTATTTTTCAAAGCGTTTATAACAGACTATAGCGAAGCATTTCAAGCGTCTTGGACCGCTACTCCTGTTTATGGTCGGACCGATCCGATTCAAACATATAGCGGTACTACAAGAAACGTGACTTTGGCCTTTGATGTGCCAGCAGCCTCGGTGGGCGAAGCTTACGAGAATATGGCTAGAATATCTAAATTAGTCCAAATGTTATATCCAACCTACATTGAAAACGAAGAAGCCACAGGTAAAATTGTAGGCCAAGCACCTTTAGTTCGTGTCAAAATGATGAACTTGCTAACAAACGAAAGAGATAGAGAACTAAACCCGGATCAAGTATGGTTTAACGAGGAAACTGGTAAGGACCCAAGCCCCAGCCCACAGCAATTGCTTGAAAATTATAGAACATCTCCACTTCCAGAAAATGGTGTTTTAGCTGCCATAAATAACATCAACTACAAATCAGACTTGACGAAAATACAAGTTTTTGAAAAGGCGCCTAATACTATATTGCCACAATCTGTGGGCGTCGCCATGGGTTTTGCAGTTATACACGAAGAAACGATAGGTTGGGATGCAAGCACAAAATTACCGCTAGCAGAGGCTTTCCCGCACAAGGCCACATTGTCTAGTGCAACTGACATGCAGGCATTAAATAGTGATGCGAGTTATTCGGATATACAAGTTAGGATAGAGGAAGAAGAACAAAATCAAGCCAAAGCAGATATCAGAGAAGCACAGAAAAATCAATTTATGATGAGGCTAAAAGGCGGCATATTTGGGTCAAAAAATAAATAGAGGGAATCTAAATGGGAAGATATAAAGGCTACAATAAATTTAAAAATAACGCTGATTATTACTCTTTTTTAAGAAAAAAAAGAAAATTAAGAATTGTAAATCATTATGAAACTCCAATGTTGGTTAACCCCACTGTAGATCAACGTGCTTCCGTGTTGTCTGATACGCACATTTGGAAACTTGGTGATCGGCTATATAAATTAGCAGATCAATATTATGGTGATCCTGCGTTTTGGTGGGTAATTGCTTGGTATAATTCAGTTCCCACAGAGGCCCACTTGAAAACTGGAGATTTATTGTCAATTCCTATTAATTTAAACACCGCATTAGAAGTATTAGGAGTGGATTACTAATGTCTGATCCTCTCTCACTAGCAAAACTTTTTTGGTTTAACTACGCGGTCGGCAAAGGCAACGAGGCAGAGGCTAAGGTTAAAGCAACTCAGTCAGGGGCATATAAAGAAAAGTTCACTTTAGCTGATGGCGATACTATTGAGTTTGATGATCCGGTTGCTGGAAGTAGAAATTTAGAAAGTGTATTTGAAAATCCACTTGACAAAAAACAAAAAGAACTATCTGATGCAGTTAACGAAATAAATGCTACCGGTGGGGCTGTTCCGTCTGATCCTGCGTCTGGCGGTGCACCCCAGACAGACCCGGCTCAAGAAAACGCAGCTGCTGCACAAACAGCCGAAGCGGAACCTGAACCTGAAATAGCTTCTGAAGAGATGGTCGTAACCGCCAACAGGTCACAGCCAACATTAAGGGGGTTCACAGATAGAACTTTTACCTTAATGCATCTGGTAAACTTAATAAATGCTAGAAATGAACCATTAGACCCAGAAATTTTAAAAATGGGAGAAAATGATCCTTTTACTGAGAGCACTTTAAAAAAACTTAAGTCTCCATTGCCTGCTGCATACAATGCTGCGTGCGATTGTTTTGCTACCAATGCTTCTATTCAATGCTATGGTGATCCATATTCTTTTTTAAATTATCTAACCGCTTGGCCCGGCTATCAAGATTACTTGGATTCTAGCACTAAAAAATTGTCTGAAGCAGCTACGCAGATAAGAATATTTAAAGTTTTTCAAGAACAAAAAAGAGAACAGGCTGTAGAGATTGTATTTCCAACTGCAGGTATTGGGCCCGGTGAATTGGAAGAATTGGTAAAAAATGGAGCAAAAAGGGGTTATGGTGCTGGTATAAAGGACTTGACGATTACCCTTGATGGTACAAACCCAATCACTAGGACAAGAATGATATCTGCTAGCTTGGTAATTTATGCTGATAGCATGGAAACTCTTTTAAAACCCAGAAAAGGGCGCCCAGCAGCCGATCTTGGCTGGACTGCTAGCGGACCAGATACTTCAGGTTTAAACTACAGATACGCCGATTTAGCACTACGAAGTGACACCGTTCCTGGCACCAATGGTGGTAGAGATGTTGATGGCGCGTTTGGCATGCTTGATGATTTAGATTACAAACTTGTATTTGAGGTAGGTCTAACTCCAGATCCATCAGCGAACGCACTGATGGCTGGATACACATCTGTTTCCTTATCATTACAGCCTGTCATACACTCCTATTCAATTGAGCAAGATGGCTCAATAACCTTGAGTATTGATTACAAAGGTTTTATTGAAAAAGAATTTTCTAACCCAACAATATATGATGTTTTTGCAAACAATGATTCAGTGGCTAAAGACTTAGCTAAACAACTGGGCTCATATTATTTAAAACAAACATGCGGCTCAAAAGCAGCAAAGTCGTTCAATGAAAATATTGTGGCTGAGGGAAATGCACAGCTAAAAGAAAGAGTAGCATCGCTAATGACCAAAATGAGGACTAGCGGTTTCCTTTACTACGTTAAAATAGATGAAAAAGTCATTCACGCTTATAATACTGCATTTAATTCTTATGAAAAAATATTAAAAGATGCTTCAACTGACCCTAAAACTAAAAAAGAAAAACAAACATTATCTCCTGCCGATAAAAAAAGAATTTCAGAAGCCTTTAAAACACTTCAAGAAGCATTGCGAAAAATTGTTGACCAAGCAGATGATACAAATTCGTTATCTCTGTCAATGGTGAATTCTGATAGCGTTGAAAAACAAGCTAAAGAAGTTGAAAAAGCTGCAGAAGATGCAGGAGAAGAGGAAGATGCCGGCAATGTTCGAACGTGTGCTATAGATCCAAATAATACTCAAGTTACTTACTTTTATGCTGGTGACTTGATTAATTTAATACTTAGAAATTTAACAGACGTTTATAGTGCTCAAACAGCAAAGCAATGTTGCAGCGATGCCATGAAAATATTAGAAAGCGATCCAATTTTTAAAGAAGTGCTTGGCACTATTGAGGGGGTCATGGGCCCGGGTGGTACCGCAGAAAATTTATTGTGGCAAATTGAGTCAAATCCATGGAATCTAGAAGGAGATTTAAAACAAACTCAAGTTGATGATAGGGTGGACGAATTATTTGAAGCTGTTGACGACATACAAAACAAATACGCTGACACCCTAATAGGAATGGAACAAATAAAAAGAAATTTTGCTGCTCGCTTTTCACGATTTGAGAAACTTAGAATAGTTTTGGGCCCAACAATGTTCAACGACTTCTTTACAGAAAATAAAATCATGTGCAGCATCGGAGACATACCAATAGCACTTAATCACTTTAATAGCTGGTTAGCTTCGGAAATAGAAGGTAAAGACAAACATCGCATGGGATTAGCTGACTTTTTAGATAAATTTATTAATCAATATCTGAGAGGATATTTGATGGGAGATATGAAAACTGATCTTGGAATTATCGGACAGAAAAAAAGTTATACTTCGGCCGGCCTTGTAGCATACAACCCAATGAGTCTTACAGGTAAAAACTTAGACGTTTTGACGGGATATCGCGGTACGAATCGCCGCGGTGTAAAATATGAAGAAATACCGCAGGAGGCAAGGCCGATCTTAGATACTTCCGGAAATCGTATGCGCGCCGGCGCTATAAGAGATTCGTATGATTATTTAGTTTTTCATGAAAAGCACACAAAACCAGTTTTTGACATGATGCCGAAGAATTCCCGAGTTAAAAGATCAAGCTTTTTGTCATATTTTGGGATATCTATGTTTCAACATGGTCGAGATCGTGGTATTTTAAAAACTGCTGAATATCAAACGACTAACATCCAAGGCTTAAAGGAAGCTCGCTACCAGTCAGGCAAATTTAATGGTTTAGCGCAATTAGCAGAAGTTTTTGACGTTACGCTTAATTGTTACGCTGATTTACAAATGTATCCGGGAAATAGGCTTTATTTAGACCCAAAAAGTTTAGTTCCGTTTTTAAGTAAAAGAACTCTAGATTCTTTAAATGGGTATAATTTGGGTGATTTTGGAATCGGTGGATTTTACGTTGTAAACAGCGTTCAGCATTCTTTCGCGCAAGGTAAATTTGAAACAACAATTAGGGCCCAGTGGGAACAGTGGCAAAAAGAAAAACCAAAGAAGAAAAATCAAAGCGAGGAAAAATATAATGAGTTTACCCAGAAATTAAACGAACCAATTAAGAAAGCCTGTAAGACCGGTAGCAGTCCAGATATGGGAGATCTTGGAGATTTATATGAGACTGCTGAGGAAATTGCGAGAAGTATTTTTGGAGATGATATTACTGACACTATTGTAGGATATATTAAA